TAAGCCTCTTGCGAGTCGATTCGGTCTCTGTAATCCTCAGGGCATGGCAGAGACACGAGCCCAAACTATCGAGCGATTGAGAGCCCTCTTGCAGTCTGGCGTAAGCTCAGACAGTCAGGACGGCGCCTCCACGTCCTTTGACCTCGACAGCGTCAGGACGGAGCTTTCGCGGCTCGAAGCACAAGCCGGACTGCGGCGTAAGCGGTCGCGCGTGATTACTCCTCGAATGGATAGGCGGTAATCATGACCAACATCGTGCAAGCCCCGATGGATGAAACCTATCAGGCCTTAAACCCGAAGAATCGGCGACGGTCGACCACGCGCAAAGTCCGGAATGAGGACTTTTTGCTCAACGATAACCGACGCCAAGCCCTTGCAGCCAACGCCCTCGACGTGTGGCGCAATATGGGCATCCTTGCGTGGGCTATTCGTCGCACGCTCGATTATTGCTGTCTATGGGATTTCCAGCCCCGCACACAAGATCCCGGGTTGAATGCAGAGCTGAAGCGGCTCATGGTCCGAGATTGCGAGCCTGAGGCAATCGACACATTCGGCCGCATGGATTGGGACGACTTTCGGCGGGTGGCGGAGAGTCAGAAGCTACTGACAGGTGATTCGTTTTTCGTCAAATTAAGCGACGGCACCCTTCAGATGGTGGAAGGCGCCTACTGTCTCAATCCGACATTTTCACGCAGAGATCAGGCCCAGTGGGTCAACGGGGCGAAGCTCAGTAATGGGCGGATCGTCGCATGGAATTTTCAGGAAGAAGACCCCAGAAGCGGCCAACGAACAGACCGGGCAGTCAAGGCCAGTAGCGTATGGCAACATTGCCAATTTGAGGCGCGGCCAAACCTGATTCGGCCCCAGTCGCCAATCGTCGCAGCGCTCAATGAATTTCGGGATCTCGATGAGACCCTCGATCATATGAGGGCGAAAGTGAAGCTCGATCAGATGTTCGGGCTGGCCTTCGGTCGTAAGGCTGATGCTGACGCATTCGACGAGGATGACCCACAGGCATCCGACGCTCAAGAGGGGTCGGCCCGCGTCGTGGATTTTGGCGATGGCCCGGCGGTATTTGATTTGGACGAAGGCGAGGAAGTCACCCCAATTCAGAGCGCCAATCCGGCCAGCAGCACGCAGGATTTTACGCGGCTATGCTTGGCGATTGCCCTCAAGAGTCTCGACTTGCCCTTCAACTTTTTTGACGAAGCGCACACTAACTTTTTTGGGTCACGCGCGGCGTGGCTGCTCTTTGAAAGGGCATGCCATGCACGACGAAAAACGCAGGAGAGGCTTCATAAAAAGATGACCCTCTGGCGCCTGTGGCGATGGGTCATGCCGGTCGACATGGGTGGCACTGGCGAGATTGCGTTGCCCGGTGGAATGCAGGTCCAAGACGTCGTATTCAAGTGGGTGCCCAGGGGTGTGGCATGGTGGAAGCCGCAGGAAGAACTGGACACAGCATTGCGAAGCGTAGCAGCTGGCCTGAAGTCCATGCAGGACGTATGCGACGAGCACGGCTTCGGGGATTACCTCGACAACGTCCGAGAGATTCAGAGCGAACGGGCAGAGCTGGCCAGCATGGGATTCCTCCAAGAATGGAGCAAGAACGCAATGGTCGCACTAAGAGAGACAGGCGAGGTGGCGCAATGAAATCACGATTATGGCAGATGCGCCCAGATGCGCTGCAGTATCTCAATCACAGGCAGGCGCAAAAGCTAGCAGGTCTCGATCCCGATACGGTCGACGACTACTTTACCGAGATGTTCGCCGAATATATGGGGCTGGACGCTGAGCCCATTGAATACACGGACGATGGCATCGCTATCGTTTCGGTCATCGGCCCACTCTACAAGCGCAAGAGCCCGTGGAGTAGCAACTACAAAGCCATCGGTGAGGCTCTCGACGAACTGCTGGAAATGGAAGATGATGCCCCTCAAGCGGTCGTGATTAAGATCGACAGTCCCGGCGGTACGGTCGACGGTCTTGACGATGTTTGCAGCAAGCTGGCACAGCTCGCAGACAGAATGGTTTGCATTGCTTCAATCAACGGTAACGGCGCTTCTGCGGCCTATCGGATCGCGTCCCAGTGCGGTCAGATCTTCGCAACGCCGGACAGTGAGGTCGGCTCAATTGGAACGTATTGGCAATTCCTCGACACCAGTGCAGCCTACGCGAAAGCAGGCGTAAAGTCGGTGCTGCTCTCGACAGGCCCGTACAAGGGAATCGGCATTGACGGTGAGCCAATTACCGACGAGCAGAGAGTATTCCTGCAGGATTCAACGAACAAAACCAACCAGATGTTTCTCGACGACGTCGTGGCTGGTCGTGGATTTTCAGAGTCTCAGTTAGCGGCCGTTTCTGACGGTCGTTGGTGGATCGCCAGCGAGGCGGTCGGACTGGGATTGGTTGACGAGATTGGGAGCCTCGACGACGTGTTGAGCGCTATCCGGTCGCAGCGTAAGGAGGCAGTGATGCCTAAGCAGAGATTGCGTCCGGCGACGGCGCAGGCCAGTGATGTGACACCCGAGACAGTCGACACTATCGACATCTCAGGTGCCGACGAGACAGAGACCGCAGAGACTCCGGCAGAGACCCCAGCAGCCCCACAGGCCCGAGGTCTTGGCGATTATATGCAGGCGTTTGGCGATGCTGAAGGCGCCCGCATGTTTCTTGCTAACAAGCCTTGGGAGCAGGCCCAGACAGACACCATTTCGGCTCTCAGAGGGCAGCTGCAGGACGCCAACGCAGAGCTGGCACAGCTTAAGTCACGCGCGGCCGAATTGATGAAGGCCCAGGCTGGCGAAGACACCCCGGTACAGATCAGCAGCGAGGGCAAGAAGAAGTCCTTCAGCGAGGCCTGCAAAGCAGCCAAGAAGTAAGCCTCTCAGCGTTTGAGACGGCCCCAAAGAACCACAGTGATTGATTAGGAGTGAAGTAAGATGGCAGATACCTTGACAACTCTTGCAGAGCTGATTCTGTTCAACTCTCAGGACGTGAATCCCGCAGAGATTACCGACATTCTGAACATGTCCCCAGCCCTTGCGAGAATGCACGCGATGCAGAGCTCGAACGGCACGGTCCACAAATACAACAAGGAGACCACAGCGCCAGTTGTGGGCTTCCGCGCGGTGAACGATGGAGCCGATTACACAGCCGGGTCCAGCACGCAGATCAGCGTGACTCTGAAGTACATGGACGCCAAGGTCATTGAGGACAGTGCCGAGTGCAGGGCGTACCGATTTGGCGCTGAGGCGTGGATGGACCACCGCACAATGCGACAGCTGCGGCAGGCCCTCTATGTCCTCGAAAAACAGATCTGGTATGGCACTGTCCATGGGGATGCCAGTGGCTTCAGCGGGATCGCCAACGATGCGAATTACAACAACATCGCAGACGGCCAAGTGGTTAACGCCACAGGCAGCGCGGCCGGTACAGGGTCATCGGTGTTCCTGATTGCATCCACTCCAGACGATGCGGCTTTCGCCCTGGTCGGTGCTGGCGATAGCGGGGTATCCGGCCCGAATATCAATTTCACCATCAGCCCGACATTCCAGACGGCTGTTCTCGGGGCCAACAGCAAGACCATGGTGGCCAACGTCCGAGACGCAGGCGCCCACCTTGGCGTGCAGGTCGGCAGCAAGTACGCTGTGGTCCGAATTGCGAACCTGACGGCCGAATCCGGCAAGGGTCTCACCGACGCCCTTCTGGCAGACGCGATGGGCAAGTTTCCATCGGGCATGATGCCGACGATGATTTGCTGCTCTCGTCGGTCTCTCACGCAGCTGCGGAAGAGCCGGACGACCTACAACCCGACTGGACAGTACGCAACGCTTCCGCAGGATTTTGACGGGGTGCCGATCATTTCGACGGACTCCATCATCGACACCGAGACGATCCTGACTTGAGCCGCTTCCCAGTCCTGCCAGGTGTGACCTCCGGCACCCTGGCGGGGCTGGATTTTTTGGATTATTCCCATGAACCCCATAGCAGCAGCAGCACAAGCAGCCAGAGCGGCAAAGCGACAGGTACGCGGTGAGACGGTCGTCTACACTCGCGGGGCGGTCTCTTTGTTTGTTACGGCGATTCGTGGTGAGACGCTATGG